GATGTCATTTTGATCAGAGGAGCTAGAACAATAATACCATATTACTTCAGAAAAATTAGAATTTTGTGCAGCATATACTTGTGCATATTGTACTTTATTAATATTATCAAATACATGATTTAATACTGGACAAGGTATTTCTTGAACAGCACCAGCATATCTAAAGAATTGTCCATCAGACATCCAATAAGCTATATCATCTATTACTATTGCAGAATTAAGACCAACAGCTCCGCAATCATTACCTAATTGTCTAAAACCAAATATAAAAGGTGGACCAATAAATGACATTGATTGCATTGTAGTATCTGTCCATACTAAAATAGTTCCTTTAGCAGGACGTGCACATCTAATTTCACTTCCTCCTGCTATTCTTTGAGATCCAGCTGAGTTAGTTACATTTGGAGTCCATTGATTATATTCTTCTTGATCTGACCAACGAATAAACATTTTATCTTGAGTTGAAGTATTACCAATAGAAGTTTCTGTACCCATACATACTACATGTCTAGTTTCAGTAGATACCATTGATAAAGTAGATTTAGTTGGTGCATTAGCAATTATTGTAGCTCTATTACCTGTCATTCCACCTGATAAATCCCATTCATAAGTTGAACCGTCTTTTTGAGTAATAATTAAATCTTCTCCCCAATTATTGATAGACCATAATCTTGCATCAATAGTTACATTAGATGTTGTTCTAGGTGTTCCCCATGTACTTGCACTCCAAGCTCCTGAACCCCAACCGTAACCAAAAGTTTGAAGACCCGGACCTATGTTTAATTGATAAGTAGCAGTACAATTACCAGTTGGTCCTATTGTTGATGTAGCAGTAGCATTACTTGAAATTACATAAGCATCAACATTTGTAATTGATAATATTTCATATTCAGCATCTAAAGTTGCTGCTGGAATTCCTCCAATAGATGAACTTGTACTACTTAATGTTACAAAATCTCCTTGTTTAGCTCCGTGATTTAAATCTGAAATAGTTACATTAGCACTTGTGTTTGTAGTTGTAAAAGCATTAACTAAATTTGCTGTTTCTCTTATAGGAGTAATATCTTGACTATCACCAGAAGCATAAACATAAACTTTTCTATCTGTTCCAAGAGCTTCGTATCTAGCTCCTGTTAAAGAAAACCATTGTTCTAAAGCTCTTCCTACTCCTACATAATAAGCTGAACTAAATTTATTCCAACCACCTATTTTTTGAGGAAGTCCTTTACGAAATCTAATTTTATCTCCGTCAATCCATCTACCTTCTGCTCCAGTTTCTGTATTTTCGGTATCTAATCCAGGTTGAAAATTTAACTTTGTTAATGGCATAATAATAAGTATATAACAAAATTATTAAATTTATACTAAAAATTAAGGAGCATGAGGGGTGGTGTGGATATATATCTCATGCCCCAAGATTATGTTTTATATTACTTTTTAACTAAAGTAAAGCCTTTATACCAAGCAGGTAAACCTATAAAAGGTCTTTTATCATAAGCATTTTCTTTTGCTAATTTGGATCCTGCTCTATTATAATGTAAAAATACTTGTCCACAATTTTTACCAGTAAATTCTTCTCGCCAATGTTCTAAATCACAACCAGAATATATTAACATATCACCTGGGTTTAAATTTACTTTAATACCAGCTTGACCTACTTTACCAGTAGGGTCTAAATAAATTGGCCAAGGATCACCACCTAAATTCAATGTAGTAGATATTTCACACGAATATCTATCTTTATGTCTAGCTAAAATATCACCTTGTTTATATATTCTTGCATAAGAATATGTTTCACTTAATTTTAAACCAGTATGTTTTTCCATAACTGGTTTAACTTTTTGTAATAAAGTTTCCATAACTAAATCACTATAATGGGAATAAGTATTAGGAACTTGTTCATCATTCCATATTCCCCAATATTCTGTAAAAGGTGATATATATTTTTGATCAAATAAAAATCTTGCTACTTTTCTTTTATTTAAAAAATAAGCAAAACAAAAATCAGCCATTTCTTTATTTATCGCATTTTTTAATACACTATATTTATTTTTTTTAAACGACATTTAATACTCCTTTCGGTATAGCTTGACAGTTCCAATGTATGAATCTAAAAGGTTCATATCCCATATCTACCACATATTGATGAGGCATGTAAGATGGAAAGAATATCATTCTTCCTGGTTTAACTTGATAGTTAATTTGAGATGATGCATATGTTATTTTTGTCTTATCTTTTTCAGGTAAAAGATTCATTATATTACCTGGTCTAGGATCTTCAAATAAAGGCATAGAAGTTTTTTCATTAGCTTTTAAAAAATAAAAACCAGATATATGTCCATTCCAATGAGTATGTAATGTATGATGTCCTCCACCATTTTTAGCAAATTCTTGTACCCATAATTCTGTAATAAAAACTTGATAATTTGTTAAATCAAAACCCATTTCACCTAATAAATTATGTGCTGTTGCACCTATGTAATTTTGTAATTTTAAAAAATTAGGATCACCTATTAAAGATGTTGAATGAAAAACATGGCCCATATCTCCTTTATTTCCAAATTTTTTATTTCTTTTATCTATATCTTTTTTTAAATTTTTTTTAGCTACTTCAATATATTTATCTGAAGCTCTATTTAAATCATCTACAAATGCAGGTTCATCAGCAAACCATATAGGACATTGAAAATAATTTTCTCTACTTAATTGTGTTGGAAAACTTATTTTAGTTTTTTGTTTTCTTTGTTTTTGTTTTAATTTTTTATTTTTCATTTAAATGGCCACCCTAAATTCCAAATTACTAAACTATGTCTTTTTCCTTTTTTAACTGGACATACTCTATGCCAAACAAATCCAGGAAATACCACTAAGGATCCTTTAGGAAGTATTTCTTTACATTTTCTAATGTTAGGTTTTTTATCTGGATCTAAATTTCTAAAATCAAACTCTAGCTCACCACCTTTATATTCTTTAGGGTCTGATAGAGTTACTGTTACAGATAGTTTTCTTATTTTTCCATGACTAGGTTGATTAGGTGCATGATAAGGTTGGTCCCAACCATCACAATGCCAATCATAATATTGACCTTTATTATATTTTGTAAATTGACAAGACTCAGAATAATCCCATTGATAATTCCAACCTGCACTTCTATTTGCTTCATGAACATAAGGTTGAATTTCTTTATAAATCCAACGGTCATTCATCCATACAATATTTGAATCTCTTTTCTTTTTTAAATCTTTAATTTGAGATTGATTTAATTTTTTAACATCACCATAACCACCTGTAGTGGCTAAACCATCTTGTAATTGTTTTCCATAACGTATAATATCGTCACATATTCTTCCTGGAATTGCTGATTGAAAATACCAATAATAATTTTGAAGTTGCATATTTACTTTCTTAACATATTTTAACTTTTTAAAAACAAAAGTAAATATTTTTTATGAAACTGTCAATGTTCCTGTTACAGTAAAAGTAGCTAGTTTGTCACCACCAGGGTGTGTAGATATTGAATTTGTACAAGGTGTTACTGCTAAAGTTCTTGCACTTGGTGTTCTAACAATAATGATTCCTGAACCACCATTACCACCACCTGATCCTGGTCCCGGAGGACTTGCTGCAGGCGCACCTCCACCTCCGCCACCACCAGTGTTAGATGTTCCTGCTGTACCTACACCATTAGGAGCATTTCCTCCTGCTCCTCCACCACCAGGTCCACCAGAACCACCTGTTCCATTTCCAGATCCACCACCACCTCCAGCATATGTAGTACAAGAATTATTAATATTATTTACTAATCCAGGTCCACCAGAACCACCATTTCCAGGAGCACCACTACCAGCACCGCCGGCACCACCACCTCCACCACCAGCGGATGGAGGAACTGCTCGTCCTACACCACCAGGGTTACCTTGTTGTTTTGTTTGAGGAGGAGTATTTCCTGCTCCTACATCTCCTGGAGAAGTATTGTCAGATGAACCACCTCCTGATCCTCCTGGTCCACCAGATCCTGGAGGGCTAGTTGGAGCAGATTGGTTACCACCAAATCCACCACCAGATGATGTAATCATTGTAGTATCTTCTGAACCACCTGGATTAAATACTGAATCACTTCCATCTCCTGCAGCTTGAGGACTTGGAGTAGGCGTAGCTGTTCCACCACCACCAACTGTTATATCAAAAACACCTGGTCCAGTCAAACTTAAAGTACATCCATTGATAGGTGCAGGACTTCCTTCAGAAGCTCTAAAACCTCCTGCTCCGCCTCCACCACCTTTGAAATAACCTCCTGCTCCACCGCCAGCTACTACTAAATAATCTAAATCAAAAGAATAAGCTATTGTGCCATCTGGCCATGTATTTGATCTTCTTGCTGAATATTGACTTTGCATTGACCACATACCACTTGCTTTGTTTAATTCTTTTACTACTACAATACCTGATCCACCAGCTCCAGAATTATTATTTCTAACTCCTGGTGTTCTTCCATTTCCACCGCCACCACCACCGGTATTAGCACTTCCTGCAGTTCCATTTCCTGAAGATCCTCCAGCTCCACCGCCGCCAGTTCCACCAGCTCCAGCAGATCCTGTAGATCCACCTCCACCTCCGCCAGCATATGTTGTACAATTTAAAGGACTTGGAGATCCTGCTCCGCCTGCAGTTGCAGATCCTGATGTATTAGCTCCTGCTGCATTTGCTCCACCTCCGCCGCCTCCATAACCAGCATTAGGGTTAGCAGTTGTGTTACCCCCATTATTTCCTTGTGGAGGAGTTGTTGGAGGAGTGTTTCCACATCCTGCTGAATTATGATCGTTTGATCCAGCGCCTCCGCCAGATCCACCATCTTCACCACCTGGCGTAGGAGAAGCACATTGTCCTCCACCTCCACCACCACCTGTTGATACATATTCTGTACTTCCTACTGTAATTTTTGTATCGTCTCCTGGAGTTCCATTACTTGTTTGACAACCTGGTGCGGGAAATCCTGCTCCACCTCCACCAATAGTTACAGGAACATTTCCACAAACACTAATATTC